GCAGATATGGAGATGATAAACAGACTTAAAGACTTTTTAACTCATTTATAATCATGTGGCAGATACTTAGGGACATAAATGACTTGATAAAAGAAGAGCCATATAGGGAGAAGATAAAGGTGGAAGACATATCAAGGCAGAAAGCCAAGAGATACAAGCAGGAAGTGTATAGGAAGATGATATACAACTATCTGAGGAAGTATCACAAGGGTATAGATATGCTCTCTAGGGAAGATATAGCGATTATGACTGAGTGATTTGACACCATAGATAAGACATTGTTCCTAGACCAAGTGAAATACTGTCTAGAGACAAACTATGGTAAACCTATCAAGTGGATAGTTCAGAATAATAAATCCATTTTATTTAATAAGCAAACTAACTAATGGCTTTAGAAGAAGAATTGATGAATGCAGAGCAAGAATCTGCTAAAGAAGAGGAGAAGGAGACAAAAAATCCTGATGACCTCACAGATGAACAGATAGAACAAGTGAAAGAACTTGTTGCTATGCCATGATGGCAAATACTCCTAGACTGTATGGAGAAAAGAGTACAGAAACAGAAGGATGATGTAATTGTACTAGCTAAGGACAATTTCCTTAATCCTAAACCAGATGGATACACTTACTATGAGATATTAGGTGCATTCATGCAAGGTATGGGGGAAATGGAAAGACTTGTGAAAGTACTTACAGCAGACCCTGAAGAAGTAAGAAAAGCACAGGAAGCTCTACAGAAAGCTGAAGAAGAGCTACTAAAGAATAGAGGATAAACTCTCAAATATTCTCCACCGAAGTTGCAAGTGGTTAAACTAATCAATTGTAGTCAAGTTGAAGACTTAAAATCAATTCGGAGTTGTAGAATGCTCTGACTTTACATTCTATTTATTATCAGATGACTGATATGGAAAACATTGATAACACTGAGGAACAGAAAAAATCGTGATATGCTGCTTTGAGAGAGAAGCATAATCAAGAGATGGCTGACCTACAGGCTAAATTAGATGCTGAAATCGCAGGAAGAGCTGCAGATAAGAAACTTTACTTCGAAAGTACTATGAAAAGCAGAGGATACGAATGAGACTTCGGTGCATTCGCAGACAAATATGCAGGATTAGATATTAACGATATGGTTTCATTATATGAGTGACAGAATGGGAAAGTAAATACTCAACCAGCTGTACAAACTCAACCTGAAATAAATCAGACTAATGAATGACCTAAAAGTGTTATCGCATGAGCCAATCCAACAACTGAGGTTGGATGACCTAAACTTAACGAAATGAGTTCAGAAGACTTAATTAAGTGGGCGAAAACACAACCTTGGATGCATAACTAATAGTTGGAGAGGCTAAATATTTATTTTAGCTTTAACATTTATTTATTATGGCAACAACAAACTGAGCAGATAGATGGCAAGTTGCTATCTCTAATGCAAGCACACAAGCTGCACAAAACGTTATGATTACTTCAAATATCAACGATGCAAGTAATGTAAACGAATTCTTAACTTATTTACTTCAAAAATCTTTCCTTGAGAACGGAGAACCATCTACTGTTTTCATGAGATTCGGAACTAAAGCATCTCATCAAGGATACAAATCTATTACTTGGCCTAGACTCTGAGTAATGAAGACTTCTTTGTCTGATGCTGCTTTGGTAGAAGGAGTTACTCCAGATGGACACACTAATGTAGTTAAAACTGTAACTGCAGTACCTGTTCAATTAGGAGACTACTCTATCATCTCAGATGTATTGGATGTAGAAACATTACTTCCAATTATCGCTGCACAAGGAAGAGAACTAGCTAACAATGCAGGAAGACTTATCGATGAATTCATCCAAGATGTATTAGCTAATAGTTCTATTGGTGCTATGTATGCTGGTACAGCTACTTCAAGAGCTACTTTGGCTGCAAGTGATGTAATGGACTTAGACTTAGTTCTTAAAGCTACTACATTCTTAGCTGCACAAGGACAGACTGGAGAAAGATTCAAGATTATTATGCACCCTAATGTATTCTTAGATTATGCTAAATCATCTTCTACTAATACTTGGTTGAATAAATTAATCTACGAAGACTTCAAAGGAATCAAAGATGGATTCGTAACTGCTGGAGTTAACTACGACATCTACATTTCATCTAACGTTAAACCATTTACTGTAACAGATGCAGGTGGAGACTTCCAAGTTTACCCTTCATACGCTTTCAGAGATGGTGCATACGGAGTTGGAACTCTTCAAAATCTTCAGACTTTCTACAAACCATTTGGTGCTGCTGGAACTGAAGACCCATTAAATCAAAGAGCAACAGTAGGATGGAAATGTATGTACTGAGCAGCTGTTCTAAACGACTTGTTCATCGTAAGAATGGAATCAAGAGCAGGAACAGATTATGCTTGGCAAGAAGCATTAAGCTAGTTAGTTTGCTTATATATCATGGGCTGGGCAACCAGCCTATGAGAATAATCAGACTGATATTTATCTCTTAAAAAGCAGTAGATGGCAACTATCCAAAATATGTATAGTAATTGGTGTTTAGAAGAATTAAGGTGAGATACACAAGTAAATCAGCAAGTATGGTTAGCTTGGTTTAAGAAGGGGTTATTAATATTCCAGAAAATGATATTGGAGTATGTATCTGGACAGCAGAATACATCTTCTGTTATTCAAGATATAGTCAAAGACCAAGCCACATATTCATTACCATTAGGAGAGAGTTGAAAACCAGATTTCTATAGTATTATTCAACTAAGAGTAGCCTATGCTACAGATAAAAACTGAAACCCTATCTATAGAGTATGTAAACCAATAAATCTGAGTGACTATAACATTAGACCTACTAACAATACTTATGATGATAACTGAAAGTTAGTGGCTCAATGAGGAAGACAAAAAGGTAGTCCATTCGTATGGTGAAGAATATCTAGGAGATTCCCTAGATATACTTTTGTAGATAAAGACACAATCAAGATATATCCTACACCTACAGAGAATATAGAGAACGGTATATTCCTAAACTATAACTATATAGAGGATGTAGATTCTATTTCTATGAATACAAATATATCTAACTTGAATTTACCACGATACTTTTTTGATGCAATAGAGGACTATATTACATTCAGACTTTATCAAGCTGAGAATCCAGAACAAGCACAATGGTATTACCAACAATTCGATAACACATTACATGATAACATATACTGACTTAATAAAGATAAAAGACCAGTAGAGGAATGATTCGCTAACACAACATATTTTAGTCACTATTAATAAACTAGATGGCAGTAGGAGAAAAAAGAAGCACATGAGTAATTAGTCAAGTAAGTTGGACTGACTGAACAGCACAAGATGTTTACTACTGACAGGAACATAGTTTTCAATACAGTGCTAATATAAACTGTGATGATGAGATGCACGGTATTAAGCTATCTAATAAAGCAATACATACTAACAATTATGCTAAATGCCAATTAGTATCAGACTGAGAACATTGAGTATTTGCATTGCCTTTAGATTGATGAGATGTTAATCTAATGAGCTGCAATGGTAGTACGTTTACTAACCATGCAGTAGCAGGTAATGCAGTAGCAAGTCAAAAGAAATTAGAGCCATGAGTTATCTTTCAAGATAGATTCTGGTGGTGATGAGGTACTACACAAAGTGCTGCATTATTTAACTGTAGCGTAGTAGGTGGGGACTGAAGAAGTATTTTACCATACGACCATGCAGATGCCACAGATGAATCTATATCATGACCTGATAATTGAGTATATATGTGATGAAATATAACAGCTATACTTAATTATAATAATACAAGATTAGTGGTTGCCACAAGCGACCCAGAACCAGCTATTTGGGTATATTATCCAGAGCTAGACCCAGAGAGAAATTGAACACTAGAACCATGACATATAGTATACTGACATTATTGATGGAAGAAAGTGCTTAATTATGAAGCATGAGTTACTATTGTGGCTCTGACTTGTACTTTCGAATATTTGAAAGTATGGGCAGTAGATGAATGATGGAGTACAAAAATATATTACTATCAAGGTAATAATAACCTAAGAGATACATTCGTATATAACGTAGTAGACTTAACATGAGAGAGAGTTCTTAGAGCTTACTCTATAAACTGAACTGACTACTACATAACAAGTATAGACTGAACTGATGGATATGTAAATCTGAATAAAATGGTAGGTAATACGCCTGTTATGTTATTCCATCAGAGAGCATGATTAGACCCATTAGATGTGAATTTCAAAGCACCATATTTTGTATGACCTGTAAGTATTAGTGCAGCATACAAGAGTGGTAGATTCTATATATGAGACCAATACTGAGTATTCCAATTCACACAGAATCAGCAAGGATATGATAAATGATATATGAAATGGATGCTTAGGGATTATACGACTAAATGATGAAATCCTGTACAAGTATATGGTTTATGTGAGAACCAATGATTCTTATACGTAAGTGATAGTGAATGATGCCGAGCTATGAGGTTATATGACACATGAGTGGATGGATTCCAGAATAATTATCCATGAGTATTAATCTCTCGTGAATATGAAGGTAAAGAATGAGGTACTATAACTAAAATGTTGGATGAAATCAGACTTAACTATGAGCTTAATCCACTAACTAATAACAAGTGAAGTATAGACATATACGTTAGTCCTAACAACTTATGGAAGAATACGCATACATTCACAGAGGCTAATAACTGGTATCATGTAATGCACATAGATAATACAAACTGAGCTACAAGAACAGAAAAATCAAATCTGTTTAACGACTTATGAACGTGAGATAACTCTAGTTTTAAGTTTGATTGGCAGACTATTACTTATGCAATAGTTATTAATCAGAACACATCTACACATGCTACACCAATAGTAAGGCAGATAGATATTAAATACCACACAAAAGACAAAGTTAATAATGTTTATGATATAAATTAAAGATGGAACGAACACAGTATGATTGACAGCACCAATATTTAGTTACTCCACCAGAGTATCCTATTTCTGCTAATGAAAATCATTCTACATACGACCAGTTCATTCAGCTTAGAGATACATTGATATTTACATGAAAGTATTACAACGATAAAGCAAGTAGAAAACTATGTGTAGGAGATAAAGGAGATGGAACTACTACAAACACAATAGAAGTCTGGTTGCCTAACTACTTTAGACAATGAATACAACCAGATTGGGCATCATGATGATTTACTACTGGGATATTAGGAAAATATATTACAGCAGTTCCTACAGATATTAAAACACAAGACCAGAGATTTGGAGAGCTAAGCTGTATGATTCAGAAAGATGGGCATTACAGAATAATGCACAAAGAGGAGATACTATTAAACGATAGTACTAACAAGGTGTTCTGTTATGTAGATGTATATAGAAAGCTAGATGCACAGAATAAATATGACCCAGTGAATTGAACATATAAGATAATGTATAAATGATGAGTAGCAGTATATGACTGGGAATGAAATACTAGCTTAACTACAAGCTGAACAGACCCTAACTGAACTGTGGCGATTACATTAGGAAAGCTATTCAATAAAATGACAGCGATAGCAGAACAGGAGAGGGACTTATTAAAGACAGATATATTAGTACTTAGAATGAAAGACTGACCTCATGACCCAAGTACATGAGAGCCAACAGGTAATAATCTTACCTTACAGCAAGATTCAAATTATTGGAGTATAGAATATTTAGATTTACCTTATAATATATAACTAAATGGCAGATAATAAAAACGAGAATCAGCAATCTCAAGCAATGCTAGGTAGCTATGATGCTAATGGGAACTATGTAGACCCATACTGAGTCACATTTTATGATTGATTCACTGGTAAGAACTTAAACAATGCTGATACAGAAAAGAGTGCTTACTGAGATGATAGTACATTGGCTACTTATAACACGGGGAATAACAAATGAGGTACTAATGATAAGTACACGTGAGAGAACACTAGAAACACTTATACATGATATAATGCTGATATAAAAACAGCAGATTTAGACCCTAATTATCAATATGGATGATTAGCACAACAGCAAGAGAGTATAAACAACTCATATATTGCTAATCGTAACGATAATATTGCATCAGCATTATATAATGAATGAAGAAGGAGTATAGAAGATGTAGCAGATTTCCTAAACCAACAATCATGATTTCAGAACTCTACGGCAGAGCAAAGACAAAATACTATCAATTCAGTATGGAAAAGGATAGGTCAGATAGAGGCTCAAAATCAACAGAACAACGAACAACCAGCTGACACCAATAAGACACCAGATGAAGAGAAAAACGAAGCTCTAAATAATATGGAATCAGACTTAAATAAATCTACTGCATGAGAGTTATACGGTAAGGTAACAGCAGACCAAAGTACAGCTATACAGACATTAGAAGATGAGAATTCTGTTTATAGAAGTATGAACGCATCAAGAATTCAGACTTTTAAAAGTCTTCAAGCTATGGATAGCAACTCAATAGCGAGTGCAATAATAAGTGGAGTAATGGCTACAGATACACAAGCTATGAGAGATTTAATGCAATACGCCCCTGCTAAATATCAAGAGGTAAAACAAGCAGAGAAACAGATTAGAGGACAGATGAATATAAACACTATTACAAGTGGAGAATGAGATTTTAACACAGTGGCTACTAACTGACAATCTTGAATAAGTAATGAGATAACAGATTTTGCTTTATCTAGTTCTAACTGAATAACAAGTACAGCTGATATATTAAAGAGTGTAAATAGCTCACTTAGTTCTAATCAAAGTGCAGCTACAGCTAGTGAACAGATGGCTACAATAGAGAATGATATGGCAACATTACAAAACAGAATGAAAAATCTGAAAAAAGAAGCAAGTCAGGTTTTTAAATGAGATGTGCCACAATATATAGTTAATGCTTATGTAGCTAACAGAACAGCAGAGATACAAGACCAACTAAGCATATTAGAGAATAGATATAAAGCAGCACAGACAAGATACCAGCAAGAATGGGAACAGACTAAATGGAATGCTGAATTTGAATTAAAAAAGGAAGAACTAAAACTAAAGAGAGAAAGTGCAGTTATAGATAACTGGGCTGCACAACAAGGAGTTATGCAGGCATGGGCTAAGATAAACTGAACTGTAGACTGAACTAAAACAACTACACAACTTACTCAACAAGAAACACAGACTATCTTTCAGAATTTTATTTCTTCTTATAAGACATGAGCTACATGATGACAATGTGGTGCTTTTGTAAAGAAATACCTAAGTCAATTATGAGTATCACTACCAAACATATCTTCACTAGATGCTAAAAAAAGTCTGATAAACCCAAGCATTACAGCACCATCAGACTGAGATTTAGTAATTATGAGTTCTAAGAATTATCCACAGAACTGACATATAGCAATAGTGGAGAGTGTAGATGATGACTGAACTATGCACATACTAGAATCTAACTGGTGAGGAGATGAGAAAGTACATAGAAGGACAGTTAAACCATGAGATAGTAGCATATTAGGTTACTATAGTCCATTTGCTTCTACATCATGAACTTCTATTGGAGGAGAAATATGATGAAATTGGACAAGAAGAGATTGAGAGGTGTTTAATATGGATAATGCACCCACTTACAACAGCCTATCATACGACCAACAGAATACAGTAAAGTGATTATTGAATCTGAGTATTAACCCAGCGACAATAACTAAGAGGCAATATTGAGATGATTTTGAGAAAATCCTATCAGCAGTCACAGAGATAAACCCTAATTGGCAAGCAGCAGACTTTTGACAAGCAGATAAAGTAAAAAAAGAGTGGAATACTTCTACTAAGAATGGTTCTAACTCAAGGAATGGTACTGCCATTGCGACAGCTAAAGAACTTTATGAAATGTCAGATTTATTATGAAATACAAAGTTTACTGATTGGAACAATATGATGAATACTTTTAAAAAGAAACTATCTAACGAAGATTTTATTAGGTTTAGAGTAAAGCTATGAACTCTCGCATCAGAATACGCATGAGCATTAAAAGGTAATAATGCAGCACCTACAGAAAAAGAGATAGAGGAAGCTAGACAGCAAATAGCTGAGAATCTGTCTAGCTGATGAATTAGAGCGGCGGCTATAGAGATGACTAAGAGTCTATTTAATAAAAACGCTAACGAGGCTGATAACTATGAAAATGTTACATTAGAAAAGCCGAACTTGATAGTAACAAAAGATGTAGCAGATTGGATGTATAATACTGTATGAATAACAACATTACCAGAGTATTACAATTATAAACCAAACTGAACATGAAAAAAAACTGCATGATGATACGCACCAAAATTCTGAGAGGAAACATATAATGTTAGTTCTATATGAGATTTACTTTAATAACTAATTAGCAATATGGGAGAAGAAAATCAAAACACAACTGTATCTCTTAGAGATAAGACAAGACAGTTCCTAGATTTCCAGATGAATGCTAGAAAACAACAGGCTCAAGATTTCTGACTAAAAAGGGCTAAGCAACAGCAAGATTTATATACATCATGACTAAACTCTACTAACCCAGAGATTAGTAAGCAATGTACAAAAGCTGTTAGAGTGGGACAGATAGCAGAATGAATTAGAGATTATTTTTCTAAACCAGAGAACTGATGAGAAGACTACTCTAATATAGAAGATGTACCTTTAGTAGATAATTATATAAGTCTGAATCCAGATAGGAAAGCTCAGCTTTATGATTATGTATTGGAAGATAATCAGATTTGTGACCCTACTCAATTATATACTGATATGGGTTGGATACAGGAACAAGAAGAAGAAAGTTCTACATTATCAAACATAGTATGATGAGCTTATGATTCTGCTACATGAATACCAAGAATGATAGCTAAAGGTACGGCTAATGCTATTGGTTGGGTAGCTAAACAATTCTGAGCAGATGATGATAAAGTAAACTCATTAGTAAATGATTATAAAAACTACTTAGATTCTGATTGGAGTGGAGAAACAATCTGAGCTGATAAGGATAGCTGGACTTACAAAGGTACAAAGATGGTATGAGATTTAGCACAGACTGCTGCTTATGGATGATTAGCTAAGGCATGAGTACAATCAGCTTTGTGAGGTTATCCATTAGTAACTAAAGCTACTCCATTATGAGTAAAGGCTGCAGTATGAGCTATAGAATGAGCATGAGATATGGCTATATACGATATGGTTTCAGAGTCAGAATTGCCTAGTGCATGAGACCTAGTGTTATGAGGTACGCTATGAGCTATAACACCTATAGCATGAGCATGATATAAAGCTGTTAAGGCAGCTACTAAAAAGAATGCAGTAAACTTAGCAGAAAAAATACTACAGAATGCTAATAGAATGACAAAATGAGAACAGAGTAAGTTCTATCAGAGATATAACCAGAATGTATGACAATGGCTAAACGATAGAGGGTTAAGAAATTGAGAAGACATAGTGAACTACTTTACTAACAGCAAAAATAAAGTAGATGAGGCTATGGCTAGTATTAAATGAGAGTTTACTGATGATTCATTGACTAATGTGTTAGATGACGTAGTAGACTTTGCGATAGGTACTAAGAGTCCACAAGCCAATAGAATGATAGAACTAGCAGAGAAAAATAGAAAAGGCTGACTCACTATGTCAGAGATAAATGAAGTTAAGAGATATTTTGAGGCTCATAATAAATTCAATTATCTAAGTAAATGAACTGCAGAGCAGGCTGAAAGAGCTACTAATATGGATACTTCATTAAGAGAATGGCAGAGAAAGATAGCAGAAGAAAACTGATTCTCTAATCTAGCTGAGCTTAATAGAGAGACAGCAGCTGCTAAAGAAATTCTAAACTGAAGTACTAAATGGGAAGCATGAGTTAAAGGTAATAATCCTATCAGTATTACTGACTGGATAGCTGTAATGTGATGATGATTATCCCCAGAGAGCGTAGCTACTCTAGCATTAAAGAAATGATGGGATACTCCAGCAGTAAAAAGTAAAGTGGTAGATATGCTAAACTGGATTTGAGGGCATGAAACTATGACAGAGAAGCTAGCAGATTTAGAAAAGATTATGGAAATTAATAAGATTAAAGACCAAAAGGCTTTAGAGAAATATGTAGACGACTTATATAAAGAATGGTGAGTTTGAGATACTACTCCTAGACTACCAGAGAGCGTGGAATGATGAGTAGCAGCATGAGACAGAGGTTTTGTTACGCAGAACCCATCTTCTCCTACTTTTGAACAATTATGACTACAAGAGACTAGAGGTATAAATGAGATAAATGCAGCTTGACAACAGGGTACAAAAATGTATGATATAGCTAACCAAAAGTATAGATGAATAGCAGACGATATTATAGCGAATTGAGGTGCTACATTGGATGCTGCAACTATGTCAAAAGTGTGATGAGATTACTATGCTTTAAGTTTATTCCCTAATAGGAACAGACAGATTCCTAAAGCAGAGTTCAAAGACCAACATGTACTAGACTATGTGGAAGATAACCTTGATAGACTGCTTGAACCTTGAAATAGCTTATGAGCGTGGGTAAGTCCAACTGATATGGTACATTTAGATGTAAGTACGACTCTCCCAAAGAAATACTTAAAACAAGCTAAGAGCCTTGCTAAGAAATATAATCAAGAAGCTATATACGACTTATGAACATTCGAGGAGATACCTACATGATGAACATGAGAGCCTATGGATATAGATGAGGAAGAAGTAGTTAAAATATTAAAATCTTTATTATCTAAGAAAAAATAACCATGAAAGGACAATCTTTATCACAAATTAGCAGTAAGTTCGCTGCATTAGAGGACGATTTATTAAAAGCACAAACTATGGAAGAAAAGGCAGAGATTTATTTGTCTATGTATCCAGAGTGAGAGCAGAAAGAAAGAGTAAAGAAAAAGATAGAAGAAATTATGAAGAATAAAAAAGAAACTGCAGAATAGTTTATCATCTAACCAAACACAACCATGATAGCAGCTATAGTATTAACTATTATTGCATTAGTGATAATGGAAGTATTTAGTTACGATTGAATGTCCGTAGCTAGTGCTAAAAAAAAAGAGCCAAAAGAGAAGAAACCTTCGGTAATTAATCGGAGAATAGTTAGATATATACTATTCATTATATGCATAGCGTTATTAGCAAGTCTAATTAAATAGCATAGAATTAGATATATGAAAAGGAGGGGTAAAATCCCTCTTTTTCTTATTTTTTAAATTTGTAGACACATAGACTATATTACAATCAGATTTATTATTAACTTATTGGTATGGAAGTAAAGAGTGTGTATATGGATTTACAGGAGTGAGTGAAGAAAGGGAATGTGTGGAAACTAGAGAGTGAGGCATTCAAAAAACCAATAGAGATAAAAATCTGATATGATAACAAGGAACTAGCTGAGTTTAATAGAAAGTATGATGGTTTACATTCAGCTTTCATGTCTATTGAGAAAGAGCTAGACCTATGGAATACTATCCAAGTAGGAGACCAGAAGAAAATAAAAGAGTTAGAAGAATATCTTGTCCATAATGAAGTTGTTATGGGGAAACTCAATGAAAAGATAGATTCTCAGAATGAAGAAATCAGTTCACTTTATAAGGTAATAGCTGATTTAAAAACAACAGTAGAAACGTTGAGTGGAACAATTATCCATCTTCAAGAACAAACGAAGCTAATTCAACAGAAGATAACGAAACAACCTATGGTTATCCATGATAAATGATTCATTTCTTGAAGGGAAAGTAGTGGATTATGAATGATAAACATACCAGATGGGGATTATCTGATGATAATGAACACTAAGGTTGGAGAACATAACGAATATGTGACAAACAAGGATGAGTTTATTATGGAGAAAATCAAAGTTGAAGGACAGCATTATGTCCCATTCTATAAACTGGAGTGAGGCACAGAGTTAGATACTCCTACAGCTACTATATATTATGATTTAGTCTTTATACCAATGTAGAATGTATGTATATGTCAGTGATAAGTGAAATATAATAATGAAAAGTAATATAAGGCTGACAGGACTATGGAATCAATATAGGGAATTCAATACAGCTTATACAATGGAAGATAATCTAATCTTTGAAGAGAATCAGATTAAGAAATATGAGAACTCTAAGCAATACATAGAAGATAGTAATAGATACCATTTAACAAAAGAACTAGAAGATACAAAAAGAAAAAATGCTGAGCTTACCTCTATAGCAAACTCTAAAGTAAAGAAAGACTTAGAATTAGAGGCTAAGTGACAGGAAGTAGATGAATACCAGAGAAAACTTTATATGTTAAAAAATATGAGATGATTGCAACAATCGTAATGACAGGTAGTTGGCAAGAGCTACCAATAGACATTGGAACAGATATTGAGAAGTTATCAGACAGGTTTACACCTAATGATAAGATAACTAACAGTTTCTGAGCTTTATACGATAGTCTATGTATCACGGCAGACCAAGATAATCAAGGTGCTGTATTGATTTCAGACTATACAGAGGCTAACCAGACAAACGATGGTAATATAGCAGACTTTATTCAGCTTAATCCTAAGGGAGAATTACAGCTACCATGGAACAGACAGCTACAAGCATTAAATAGACCAATGGTAATGTGACAAGCTGGAGATGTAATCAAAGTCGTAGCACGTTAATTTATTTATTAATAATTATTACAATGGCAGTACAACCAACAAACTTAGCAAGATTATGCACAGCTAAATGGCAACCTATATATGTAGCAGTAGAAAAGGCTTGAGAACCTAGATTACAATATTGTCAGGTTTTTGTTTCTCCTTATAACTGAGACGCTAAATTCTATTACAATAACGAACGGCACGAAGCATTAGGAAGTTCATACGTATATGAAGGAAACGTATGGAGAAGCTATGTAGCAGCTACAGATGGAAGTGCAGTAGCTTACTCTAATAAGAGAGTAATAGTAGAACCAGAAACGCCTACAGAAGATGAATGAGGAGAAGAATAGTTTTATATAAATCAGACTTATAAAATGGGTGTAAGACTATACGAATGAGATAAAACAGAAACAGGATGAGCTTGAATAGAGATTACTGATAACAAAGTAGTAAATCTCTTATTAAGAAGTCTAAATAATCTAATTAAAATCAATGCTTATAATGAAGCATATGTAGACCTACAACTAGATGACTGAATAGCATCAAGTGATAATATGCCAGTATGAGTAAATGTAGGGAGAGTGTTACAAGCTGACTGATGGGTGGCTAATTGAACTCTATTAGATGCTAAGACTACCAGTGGAGATGAAATCAGATTTCTTTTTGCTGATGACTGAAAGCTCTACACAGATAACTGAACATGAACATTTAAGCAGATATATCTTAAACCAGAAGTAGATGCTCTATTCCAACAACTAAGGAGTGAGCTATCAGATGTGGCTTTTAGTGGAGATTATGCTGACTTACTAAACAAGCCAACACTCTGAACTGCAGCTGCTTTGGATGCTGGTAATTTAGCTTGAAATGTGCCTGTATTAGATGCTAACTGAAAGCTAGACTCTAGCATAGTGCCTAGTACGTGAGTAATGACAAGCTACACAGTAACTAATAAATCTGACTTAACTACTTTGTCTAGTGCTAAGAAATGAGATATAGGAATAGTAACAAGTGAGAATAAAACATACATCCTTAGCAATGACCCATATTCAACTCTATCTAACTGGACAGAGTTATTATTCCCTACAGGAAGTGTAAGTAGTGTAAACGGATTCACATGAGCAGTAAATCTAACAACAGGATACATTCAAGAGAGTAACGATAAGTTATTTGTAAGTCCTACAGAGAAAGCAACATGGAATAATAAGCTCTGAGCTAATAATGTAAGTACAGTAGCACTCACAGGTAACTACGGAGATTTGAATAATAAGCCAGTAATAGATTCTACGTTAAATACTACATCTACAAATGCTATCCAGAACTGAGCAGTAGCGACAGCAATAAATACAATAAATACTAATATATCTAATATACAGACAGCATTAGGATGAGGAATAGATAATACATCATACTGACCATCTTGGGATGGGGATACTACTCATGCACCTACAAAGGATGCAGTGTATGATGAAATGAATACGATAAACACGAATATAACTAATATGCAAACAGACATAACTAATCTCCAAACTACAACAAGCTGATTGGTATCAGATTCTGCTTTTTCTAGTGCTTGGGATGGAGATACGACACACGCACCTAGTAAGAATGCTATATACGATGTGCTAGGAGATGTAGAAACTTTACTTGCTAACTTATAATAACGATGACAATAGCAAGCGAAATAACAAGATTACAATGAGCTAAGACGACAGCAAGAACTTCTATAATAAACAAAGGAGTAGACGTACCTGTAAACGCTTCAGTAGAAGATTATCACACATATATAGACCAGATACAGCAAGGAGTTCCAACTTCAGCTTTTGCTGGGTTGTATTTCCCATATTCGTGAGATATAACAACCATTGATAGCAAGAATAACGCATGAGACCAAACAGCATATTTATGTAGAATTGGATGATATGATTTTGCAATAGGTACTTATGGATACACGGATATTTCTTGATGACGCTACAACTCTTATGCTTTTGTGGGTATACGATATAAAGCGATAGATTGAACATCATGGACTCTTGTTAGTGGATGACAATTCTCATGACCTTATGATAGCACATTAAGAACTATAACAATAAATGCAGTTTACAATATACAATCGAATGCTATATCGATAGAAGCGACGGCAACAGCGTATAATAGTGGTACAACTACTCAAATATTTAATTGGACATTATGAAGCAATAGCATGACAACAGGTAGTGCGTTATCATGAAGCAACATAGCTAATTATAAAATAGCAGATTGTATTTCGTGATTAGTGAGTGTGGCTACAAGTTATACAAATTATTATCGTGCATTTTGTAGAGTAAACTAGCATAATTTAGTATTGTAATTAAATAATAATGGCAACAAGAATAGTAGAATGACAGCTTCCTTACACATGAGGGACTGGGATAGGGATAGATACTAATAAAGTAATATCTCTACTCCTAAGGGAAGAAAATAATCTGATTCAAGTCAATGGGGATAATGAAATCTATACAGACCTACAATTAGCAGTAAACATTACTCCTAGCTCAGATTTCCCTGTATGAGTGACTGTAGGTAAAGTATTAGCAGAAAACTGATGGAGTCAAAACGGCTTGATTCTAAACTGGAAGACTACAAGTGGAGACTATGCTAGATGGCTATACTGAGCTGATGGGAAGATTTACTTTGACTGAGGACAAGGGACATGGAAGCAAGTCTACTATTCAGAAGAAGTAGATGCTCTATTCACAGCTCTAAGATGAGAACTTGCTACTGTAGCTTTCACTGGGGATTATAACGACTTAATCAATAGACCTGCATTCTTACAGCTACAATCAGACTGGAATCAGACTGATACTGACGCACCAGATTACATTAAAAATAAACCTACTATACCAACAGTAAATGATGGAATATTAACCATTCAGAAGAACTGAACTCCAATAGTAACATACTCAGCTAACTCTAGTGTTGATGTAACAGCTAATATAACAGTGCCAAACGTAATAAATAACTTAACAAGTACATCTACAAGCGATTCATTAAGTGCAGCACAAGGTAAGATATTAAACGATAAGATAACAGACCTACAGAGTATAGGAAGATTTCTAAGTCTTTGGGATGCTACAACATGATTACCAATCAGCTTTCCTCTAGATATTCCTTATAACTACAGGACATGAGATTATTACCTAGTAGAAACGGTAGGTGCAAGTAATAAAAGACCAGACTGAGTACAATATACATGAACAGCTAGTACAGTACCAGAAACAGATGAACTAGAAATCTGAGATATGTACATATACGACTGACAATTATGGTTACTACAGATAAATCACGGTAAATCAGTCAGCTTTGCTAATCTTAGCTGACAGCCAAGTGATAACGCTAATCTAGCAACGGCATTGAATGCTAAAGCAAATGTAGCAGACTTAGCAACAGTAGCAACAAGTGGAAGTTATAACGACTTAACTAATAAACCTACAATACCATCAGCACAGGTAAATTCAGATTGGAATGCTACAAGTGGTGTGGCAAGGATTCTTAATAAACCAACAATACCTACGAAAACAAGTCAGCTTACTAATGATAGTTGATTTATAACAAGTTCATATCATGATAGCTCTAAACAAGATGTACTAACAGCAGGTTCTAATGTGCAGATTTCAGCAGAGAATGTAATTTCTGCTACAGATACTACATATACAGCCATGAGTCAAAGTGAAGCTGCATCATGAATAACTGCAACTCCACATACAATATCTGCATCAATACTAAGATGAGCTATAAGAGTCCACTCAAAAGTACAAAGCGTAAACTGAAACGAATGAGCAGTAACAGTAAGCGAGTTTACTCCATGATGAACAGCAACTACAGGATATGTAGTAACTAAGACAGCAAGTGGTTATGAATGGCAAGCACCTAGTGGATGAATAGAGGTAGATGCTAACTCTCCAATACAATTAACAAAAATCTGGGCTTGAACACAGGCTCAGTATGATGCTCTAAGTAGCTACGATTCGACTACAGTTTATCTCACTATCTAAAAATAAATCAGACTTTTAATTTATGTTTAATTAGTTATGGGAGTTTATTTACCAACTACAGAGATAAAAAATGCTTATATAGGGGAATACCGATTACCATGAGATAAAATTTTATGATACTATCCACTAGAAATAGATGCCAATGATTATAGCTGAAAATGAAATAATGCTACATGGGTATGAACAGCTAGTTATACTACAGCATGAGGTAAAACTGCTGCTCATTTCTCTTGAAATAATAATTATGTAGACACATGAATAGTAGCAGGAAGCTGACCAATAACTATAGCTTGTCTATTCTATCACGAAACAATAGGAAGTTATGATTATGAAACAGTAATATGAACACCACTTACATGGGACTGAAGTAGTAATCCACATATATGAATGTGTTTTTATGGAAATAGATTCTATAGATGGGCAGGTAAATATCATGAGAGTGAAACTTCAGCTGCATCACAGTCAGCAAACACATGGCATTTCTGAGCAATAAGAATAGATACAAGTGGTAATGTAAAGCTGACAATAGATAGCACAGAAGCTACATGAACTACGGCATCATGGACAATTAACTCTAATATATTCATATGAGCATGAGTAGGGAATAGATTTCATGGTAATGTAAAGAATGTATGAATATGGGGAGAGAGTTTATCAGATAGCGACTTAGCGAAATTCAAAGCTAAAATAACAGCATAATCAGATTTATATTCTTTCTTAACAGCTATGTGAAACAAGATACAGAAGATATATATAGGGAGTAATCTAGTACGACCATCTGTGCCACCATTATTTACTCCATGAGCTAATACTTTACTCTACATGGAATTTAGGGGTAATTATAATGATGAAAAATGAAATACTTTTACACTAACTTGAAATGCACCAACATACTGAGCTACATCTAGCGGAGAAAAATATTCTATATGGGAGTCAGGCACACAATTATATTGCTCTGCTTTATCTTGATTCTGATGAGATTGTACTGTGTCTTGTCGAATAAACCCTACAAGTGAAAGTATATGGAGAACTATATTCACATATTGAGATAGGAGTGGCTCTGGATATTGATACTGACTCCAAATGAATACCTCTAATAGATTATATGTATATAGAAGATGAGGCTCTAGCTATAGAATAGATACAAATCAGACTATAACATCATGAGTATGGACTAATATTATAATGACTCATGCAGATAGAAGTACTATAATATATATAAATGGAACACAGGTAAATTCAAATACATATAATTATAGTTTATGAAATAGTAAATTATATATTTGAAGTATGATATGAAGTTTTGATGAGTTTATAATGGAAGATAAAACTTGGACAGCTACAGAAGTAAGCGATTACTATAATGCTACTAAATGATACTACTGATTATAATCAGACTTCCTTAACTCTTAAAAGTTGTTTTACTACTTAACTATATAACAGATGACAAACTTAATCTTAACTCTAATCGTATGCTCTACTGTTATCACGAGCATCGTAAACGTAGCAAAGCCTGCATACAAGAAATTCGCAGGTAAGTATGCTATTAGCATTACTACTGCGTTATCATTCCTACTTGGAATCCTATCAGCTTTTTCTCTAGCTGGATACTTAGGACTAGACCTAAACACATGACTCTTGATTATGCTAGGACTAGCTCTTGGAACGGGAAGTAATATCTTTTATGACTGCTGGGAATTAATCAAGTGACTAGGAACTAGATTGAATGAAGTAAAGAAAGCAGTAGAAGAATAATTTATTTCAGAAATCAGATTTATAAATGGTAAACATAGAAAAAGGTACAATAGAGGAAACATGAAACGTACTTACTAAACTTACTAGTAGTGAGAGAGGTACATTCTTAGCTATAATGATAGTAGCACTGTTATCTATTGTATGAATAGTAATATTTTATGTAAAGAGCATGGACTGACTGATAGATAAGTATAACGAAACTATCAATAAACAGCAGACAGAGTTTTTACAAGCATTAAAAGAGTTTAGCAAGTAACCAATAATTACTATGCGAGAATATAAAATAATCAAAACAGAAAGGGGGCGAATCCTATCAAGGAAAAAGGAGATGTGAAGACTAATGGTGCTTCAATATCTTAATTGAAAAAGGATGCGAACTCCACACAAATCCTTTGCTAAAGTATATTACGATAAAGATAGTGTAGCTGAGGCTTTAGTTGTTATTAAAAGTAATGAGTGAAAGAAACCTAGTTAGACTAATCATTTTGATGCTGATTTTGATAATCAGCTTTTTAATTAAAGCTAAAGTTTGATAGATGAGTAGACTAGAAGACCAATATAGTAAACATCATATTTTACCTAAGAGCCGTTTCTGAAGCAGTGAGAGCTGTAATCTAGAAATGCTAAAGAATACAACTCACAGAGCATTACACACATTATTCCAAAATCAAATGATAGCTGAACAGCTGATAACTACAGTAGAGCTAAGTGAGAAAGCATTAAGGGAAGATGTGAGAGAATGGCTGATAGATGTATTAACAAGTAAAAATATCCATGACCCATATACATGGTATAGGGATGAATGTATCAGATAGTTTTATTTACTAAAAACAAAAGAATGGAAAAATTCAGATATACAAAAGAGTGAGAAGATAAATGTAGACAAGGTATAGGATGGAAGAAATCCTGCTATAAATGCAGTTATGATATGCTTTGTTTATTTCAACAAAATCAAGAGAAAGAATGGAGGGCTACTCACGAGCAAAAGAAGACTTCAGAGAAAAAATAATTTTAAAATATAAGAAATATCTAATGAAAGAAGCAATATTTATAGAATGAGAATCATGTAGTAAATGCCACATGATGAAACCTCATGCAGAGAAACGAGCAGAGAAAAGCTGATATGAGTTTCAGACTTTTAGATTTGATGATGCTAGTGTAAGTGAGTTTAATGTAGAGTCTGTACCTATGCTAATATTAAAAGAAGACTGAGTAGTAACTCAGATATTAGATATGGATGGTATAGTCAATTTAATTTCTAACCAAAATAAAGATGGCTAAAGAGGAAGAGTTTTTATGATGTATATGAGACTGAGCAGAGAATACAGACTATGTACTCTGTAATGGAGATTCAGATTTATTACCACCTTTGGTAAAAAAGGATGAAATCAGATACGAATATAATCAGTATAAAAATTCATGGAGTTATGTTTCATGTACTATTTTTGCTGCTGTATGAATGCTATCAGATTTAATGAACTACAAGTTTACTTATGATGAAATCAAAGAGATAGATGAGCTAAGCTATGAGAGAGGAAGAATAAGAGGGCAAGGATGGTATGTACAGTCAGCAGTCAAACTTGTAGCAGACCGATGGAATGAAAAAATGGATAGAAAGGTGGCTTACTACCGTATCTCAAAATACGATAACGAGATTATAGAAGATGTGATAGGTAAATTATACACCATTGACTGAAATATGTGTCCTACGAAAGAATACAATGCAGATAAAAAAGACTGAATGTTAGATGGGACAGATTTCTGAACTAATACAAACTGACATAGTGTAGATATAGTATGTAAGGATGGTCAAAGGAGTGTAAAGGATAGCTGAAGTATGCCATATTACTGACTAAAGAATAAGGTAAGTGCAATAACTAATTTCTGACCATTCTTCTATGTATATGTACCTGTAGCTGACAAACTAGAAGAAGTTAAAAGGCTGAATGAGATGAAAACAGAATGCTTAAACTGTATAACTAGCTTATGAAATATCCGACACATGACTAATGATGCTAACTTTCAATGAGTATTACACTATACAGCAGACAAACTTCGTGCGAAAGTTAAAGATTGTGATGATGAATTAAAGAAATACATATAGAAATACTAGTTACTTTCGTTATCAAAAATTAAATAAGCTATACAAACCAAACAGAGTGGAATAACTCTCCACACAAAGAAAAAGAGAGTCTAAATCAGACTCCCTTTTCTTTTATAAGGTTTCCTTTTCCTGTCTTCTGGTTTAACTAAATGTTTTTTAACATAAGCTCTATTAAATTCTTTATCTACAGCTATTCTACATTTAGTACAGTATTTTCTGTTAGCGATTCTCTGAATAGTTTTTCAGCATCTTTGGCACTCCATTAACTTTGATTTTTTGTTTTCCATGTGTATAAACTTAATAAATAAATCTGATTAACAAACATCTCTCACTTGTTTAGCATCGTAAACATAAGTAGATTTTAACTTTCTTTTCTTGTCAGCTTTCTTCCATTGCCTTTTCATCTCATCTTCTGGGAATAGGTTTCAGTATCAGTTACAATGGTCTTTAATCCATTTCTTTAATCTCTTATACTCTCTTTTTCGGTATCAGACTTCATCACTTTCAAATCAAAAGCTACATTCACATTCTTTTAACTCCTCTTTCAGCTTTCTATTTTCATCCCTTAATTTAGCACATTCAATATCTACTTCATTGTATAGTGTTTCATACCTATCTACATATTTAACTATTACATCTGGAGAATAATGCTCATTAAAACTTATTAAGTTTATGTTGTCTTCTTCCAGCTTTTCGTTTTTTTCTTTCAGCTTTTTGTTTTCTTCTTCCAGCTTTTCGTTTTTTTCTTTCAGCTTTTTGTTTTCTTCTTCTAACTCATAACATCTCTCTACAATTCAGCTTAGCATATTCTGTGCTGTCTGAATATTCTCATCTACTTTTGTCATTCTCTCCATAGGTAAATAATATAAAAGTCTGATTAGTCTTGCGACCAAAACCACTCATCTCGTTCTTGTTGCTCTGGAGTTCTTTCTATCTCCCAAAGCTGAATTACTGGGAATATATAATTTCTTTCATCTCATCTTCTTTTAAGCTCATTCATTAGTGGCTGTTCGTATTTTCTCCTCCAATTGTGCTTTTGAATAAGAGTAATACATCTTGCTATATAATCTGAACTCATATCTTTAATCGCTATTTTCTCTCAATTCTTATTTTCCCAATATAGTATTTCAGATTTTTCTTTTCTCTTTTCCATAGGTTATTAAATTAAGTAAATAAATCTGATTAGTCTTCATCAAAATAATCATAATAGTAATCTCATTCTTCCCAATGTTTTAACTCCTCTTTCAATTCTTCTATCTTTTTCATCTGATTTGTTATTATATCGTGTTTTTCAATTAGTTCTTTTTGATGGTTGGTGGCTTGTGTCTTCCAAAAATCTACTTCATCTGCAAGTCTTAGATTTTCTTTTTCTAAATTTCTTATTTTATCGTTCTTTTCATCAATAAGCCAATTAAAATAATCTTTATCAGTCATTCAGATTTTTATTTAAGATATAAAATTAGGTCATCAATAGGTGTATCTGATATTGATAGTAGCATTAAGAACGTATCTTCCCAAGAAAAATCGTTGTTATCTAAATCACAAATCATTGATTTCTTATTGTCGTTTTTAGTCAGATTAAATAATTTTTCTCATAGGTCTATCTTATCATTCTCTACTAACCATTTAATAAAACCTCCCTGTAACGAAATAATATAAGTCTGAGCATAAGCACCACTTAGATTTTCAACTCAGTTAGTCATAGTTAAAAGTCAGTCATCATTTGAGAATTTTCGGTTTTCTCAATAAAACTCTTGTAAGAGGTTTAATAATCTCTCCATTTTATATTGAATATGGTAAATAAAATTGTATATTGTAAGCAGACATATTTAATTACGAAATATGTTCTAACCTTACAAACACAGAAAGGAGATTTCATTCAGATTTCTCTTTTTTGTTAAATAAATCTTTTATTAAACTCTCTTACCACATAACCAAACAAGAAAGCACAAGCCTCCTCTCCTATGGTATATTCTCTATCAATAGCACTAACTAAATGGTATAGTTCGTGCATAAATACTGACAAATTATTTACATTCTCCACCCACATTACATAGGTTAGATTTTCTTCTAAGAATAAACCTCTTGGACAAGTTAATCCATCTGCATTACCATTACTCTTATAATCTACTAATCAACTTACCTCTCTCACATACTCCTCAAATTTTTCTCTACCTCATTCTCAATACAAAACTCTAATATAGCATTCTAACATTGGCTCATAAATTTCTATAAGTCATTCAGATTTTTCTTTTTTCATTTCCTTTTGGTAAATAATATAAAAGTCTGATTAGTCTAACTTAATTGAATTGAGTAAAAATTGTTCAAGCTTGTCCTCATCAGTTAGAGCCGTTTCTATTAGTCGGTATCTGTAATCTGTATAATTATATTGGTCTTCTCAAAGTGGGTCTGGACTTATCATCCAAGTAAACCTATCCTTTTTTACCATTTCATTCTCACACACGAATTGCCATAGTCAGCTCTCGGCTGATACTAATTCTCTGAGAGAATGTTGTACCTTTTTCCATTTGTTTATCCGTTCGTTTCAGCTTTCATATCTATAACTGATAAATATAGTATTCTTCCTAATTTTAATTGCTCATTCACAAGGGTAATTTCATCGGGTTCACCACTTATTTTTTATTTCTTGATGAAAAGGTTTCCATCCTCTTTTTATCAAGCTATTCAATAGCTGTTCTAATTTGTTTTCCATAACTTGTAAATAATAAATATAAATCTGATTATTCCCCATTTCACATTTTTCAGTACTTTTGGGGAATGATTTTACACATTTTTCAGAAGACTAACTAAATACTCAATAGGCTCATCTTGGATGCTTAGTAGCATAAGCAATTGTTTTTCTTCACTCCACTCATACTTCTCTCATTTTCTATCAAAAGCAATAGGCATAAAGTCTGAATTTATAATTATTTCATCTCGGTCTATCTTATCATTCTCTACTAACCATTTAATAAGCACTGCTTGTTTCGTTAGTAGGTGTTCTAAATTCACAGGTCAAGGATAATCTTCTCATACAAATGAAACAAAATATAATCAGTCAGATTTCCAAATCTCATCTATCTTTGTGATAGAATAATCATCTCAATATGGTTTCCATCACTCTTTTATTCGCTCATTCAATAACTCTAATAGTTTTTTCATTTCCTTTTGGTAAATAATATAAAAGTCTGATTACTTTATTAAGTATGTATCTTTATATTCAACAATTCAATCACTTTCTTTACATTCTCTCTCATACTTATCATATCATTCTCAATAAAATATTTGTCATCTCTCAAAATTATCTCAATCTCTACCTATTTTATATTTGAATATACAATTTTCTTCTATGTCTTCTATTGGTAAACTATCTCAATATTCACTATCTTGAAAACAAATTTCTCTATCTCCATCTAATTCTTTCAGCTTTTCTATAAGTTCTTTTACAGTCATTTCTCTAAAGTAATGTTATAAAAGTCTGATTATTTCTTCTTAGGATACCAATACAAATAGTAATTGCTAAAGTAGAATGCTAAAGGTCTGCTAACTGACCTTTCTACTACTTCTTCATCTACCAATTTACGACATCCCTTACATCGTAAGTCTGATTTTTTTATTTCCTTTCAGCATCTTTTACAAGTATTCATATCTAAACATTTAATATAAATCTGTTTCTAAAGAGCAGTCCACCTCCTGCTCATGTTGTTGAATCTTATTTTACTTTTTACTATGCACTCCAAAGGTGGTTGGAGTCGCAAGAGCATGAACAGGAATTTAAACCTGCTTAGACATCTCTATCTAAGACTCTTGACTGCATCCTTTTACGGCGATTTGCATTCCTAGCTAACCTAACTAACAGGTATACTTAGTTCATATTCCCAACGTAGTAACAATAGTATTATCATGATTATGATAATCAGAATTAGTTTTTTCATTATAGCTCTTTAGTCATAGCATTAAAATAATCTTTCTTAACAAGGAACAATTCTGAACTCTTATTGTCTCCTCATAGCACAATCTCTTTATCTACACTTGCTAATCGGATTAATAGTCTAGCTCTATCTACATAATAGAATTTATCCCCTAACTTATACACAATATAATCAGCCTTACTTGCATATACTCCACTAGGCTCTCAATTACAAGTAACCTCGAATCAAACATTTCATGTCCTTTCTGATACCATATCATTTTTAATTTCAAAGGTTCTCTCTACATCATGCCCTAGTTTCTTAAAGGTAGCTTTTACATCTCGTTCCTTAAACTTTCATTGAGAGAATTCTAACTTACTAACATCTCGTTTCATTAGCTTAGTTGCGAATTCTCTCTCGACTTGTTTTCAGAGTTCTAAGTCTTCCTTAAACATTTTATTACCACAATATAAATCTATCTGATACATACACTGCACACTTCTTTCACTTAATTATTCTACTCGGTCAGTAGAATTTGGTTCAGCTCTTCCATTTAGCAAAGCAATAATCTAATTGAAAGTAAGCATTATCATAATATTCCTGTGGTAGCTTATGATAGTTTGTATTCATTTGACAAAGTCAGAACGCCTTACCATTATCTCATACTGCTTTTGGATTCCATCCACCGTTCTCGCATTCAATTAGCTTTACAAAGTCTAATCATCATATACTGTAAGCATATCTGATTAGCTGTTGCTGATAGCTATCTTCTGCGAATCATTTATGAGTAATACCTGTTGAATTTAATTCGTGTTTTTCTAATACAATTTGTTCCACTTTAGTGTTTGTCAGTTCAACATCTTTACTCTCTTTTATTTCATTTTTGGCAACGGTATTAACTGGTGTTTCTACTTTATTTTCAGTAGGATTTTTTTCTGAGGTTGACTCCTCTAGTTTAAACCCTCATAATCTTTCTTAGAAAGTTCTGAAATCTGATTCCTTAGAGAGATAATTTCTTCGTCCCAACTATCACAGTATCAAGTCATTCATTTTAGGAATTTAGCACTATCTGCTATTCATAAGTTATCAGCACATTCAGCTTTAAGATTCCTTAACTCATCCATCTGAGTAGTAAGCTCTCAAATAGTTCTACTTTTACTTTCCTCTGCTACTGCTTTTGGAGGAGTAAATAGAACTAATAATATGAAAGCGATTATTACAATTACCATAATAACAATAGATATAATTCTGATTCTTCTTTGATTTTTTCAGTTGTTTACTGAACCATTTAAACCATTAAGTTGTAAGTTTGTGTTTGTCATGTTGTTTAATTAAGAATAAATAGGAGGAGTTGCAGGATTTTATAAGAGAATATTTTTCTGAGTTAGTTTGCACCAACAACTCCTATCATTTTAACGACTTTGGTTGTCGTAAATCACTAATATTGTAGGAACTTAGTCCTCTTATTCGAAAGGTAGCTCAACAGTATCTTCATTCTTTCACATAAGATTTCTGTAAGCATCCCTTAGTTGTTGCTCTACTATATCGTCCACGTCATACTTTCATTTAATAGTTCTGATAAAGTTATCTTCGTCCATACATTTCTCCATGAACTCTTTGTTAGTAGATGCTTTCTGAAACCATCAGTTAGGATTCTCTTTAGATTCAGATTTCTTTGTAGCTTTTTCTTCCTTTCAATGTGTATTAGTAGCGTCTGCGTCTTTCACATCGTCTATACAGAATAGTCCATTCAACGCATACTTTCTAGCATAAGAACTTGTAGCTCATGTAATCTGTGAATCGTCCATTCATTTCTTAGATTCTGATTCTCTAGCATAAGCTGAATTCTGTTCTATAATTTCTCACGTTTCACAATCCTTTAATGTAGCTGTTGCCTTTACATATATTCTACCACCAACCTCTACTATATCGTCTGAAATAGTAAGAGTAGTCTGTGTATCGTATAGTAAAGGTTTAACTGCCTCTAATATATCTTCACAACTACGATAGTTGTAGTTCCCAAAAGCATTGCGTTGGTTTTTGGGTGCTTTTAGACTTGCTTGAATAAGCATTAATTTGTTAGTTTTCATTGTTAGTTTGCTTTATAAGATAAATGTTATTTAGATAGGTTGTCTATCATTTTCTGAAACTGATTTTTAATTCGTTCAGATTTTGCTTTTTGCATTTTAAGTCTAAGTTCTATTAATCTATTCTGTTTGGCTACCTCATGTAGCAATAGAACTTTCCTATAAGTATCTACATTCATTTTCTTAATTCTTCATAAGTAGGTAAATAATCTATCTGTGCGTCTATACTTAGTAGGTGTTCATATAAGCCATTCCAAGCCTCTCATTCGTCATGATATAATGGTTCAGTTTCATCTACTATGTTATGAATTGCATATCTATATCATTCAGAATCATTCCCTACTATGTAATTTCACTTTTGTGCCTCACGTTGCCAATCGACATCGTAAGCATCTTGATAGTGTCAGTAATGTTGTCTAGCCATTTTTCTTTTTGTAAAAGGTTAAAATGTTATACTCTATTCAATCTTCGTCGTCTGGTGTCAGTTCATATAATTTCCAACCACACTCTTGCATGAACTGTAATGCAGGTAGTAGTTTTCAAGTTCTAACCACCATTAGATTAGAAAGGCTTGTTAGTATTTCCAAGTCCTCAAGTGGCTCAAAGTCAGTCTTTAACATATTTCCCTCAGTAATAATAAACATCAACTTCTTTATTCACTACATACTTATCCTTCATTAATTTATAGTTTCTGTATTCTTCGTCCCCATCGTCCATTTTAGTAATCACTATGAACACGTTAGATAAGTCCATAATTTTTTGGCTACCTTCCCACGTTCAACTACGATTAGTGTGGTGTAGCATAACAATTGCTACGTTTAATCTCTGTGCTAGTTCTTGTAATTCCTCCATACATTTATTCTGATTATTCCTTGCGTCTTTCTCTAGGTTTCAGTGTATCCTACTGAATGTGTCCACAACGAATAGCTTGTATCATTCGATAGCTCATATCTCTATCACTTGTTCTAATTTCTGTAAACTGATTCAGTTTGGACTATTGTAATACTTGAATTTGTTTAACTTATCTTCTATGTAGTTCTTCATATCTTGTTTATCTGTATCAGTAAGAGTAGATTCTACTGATAAGTCCCTCTTAGTTTTTCAATGAAACCATAACCATCTTGATTGCCACATTGTTTCAATAGGAAATTCCAGATTTATATAGTATCATTTAACTCATTTCTTAGCATTGCGTTCTATCATGTCTAATGCGAATGTTGTTTTTCAACTGTTCGATTCAGCAATGATAGTTGCTAATTCTCAAGTTAGGATACATTCGAATTCGTCGAATGCCTCACTTGGATAGTCAATTGCTATCCTTTCTTTTAGTTCAAACATTTTGTTTTTAGTTAGTTAGGTAAAGTTTAACTGAATACTGTTAGCTTGCTTTAACATTCATTTAACCTTTTCTTCTCCAAACTGTTGTTTTAAATCATTCCATAACGTTTTAGCGTAGGTAGATTGTCAGAATTTTTCATCAGATTTCTTTTTATCTCTGTAAGATTTAATAATAGCATACAGTTCTTCATTAATCTGTTGTTCGTCTAATGGTTGAAATTCTTTAATCCACGTTTCAAATTTCTTAACGAACTTGAAATCTTGTTTTAATCTACATTCACAATTGTATAACACCATTCAATTTTGAATATCACTATAAGATATTCATTGATTTAACTTATCTATAATCAGCTTATTACATTTCTTTTCGTCTATTCACTTATTCTTTCAGTAGTAGTTTTTGTATAAGTCTGAAATATCTGTGCAAATTTCAGTAGATATATCTTTAGATATATCTTTATTTTCTATTATATTATTATGGTTGTGATTTTTCACAACCCCCCCTTGTGATTTTTCACAACCCCTATTGTGATTTTTCGCAAGGTATATCTTTCTCTGCGTTCAGCTTTCTATTTCTATAAATCATAATTCACATAACACAGATAGATTCTTGGATATAGTCCGTTTATTTACGTCTAACAATTCTCCAATGTAATCGTTAGATGCTCGACTATATCATTTTTCAGCACATAGGCTTGAGATTAAACAGAATAATAATTTCTGTTTATCAGTGAGTTCTTTACTAAACAACACTGAATTTGGCATTAATCAGTATCACTGGTCTAGCATTTGGTTAAGAGATAAAATAAAAGTAGAGTTTTCAAGCACACACTTTCTAACTCTACTTTCATTATCCACTTATCATGTGGTCGACATTGTCTTTTGAAAAAGAGTTTAATTAAGTGTGTTGCTTTGGGCGACATCACTCTTCCCATTACAACACAGCTAATTAAACCCTTTCCTTTAATTGTGTGTCGTGATGTCCTTTTTATCATTCAAAGGCACGACTCCACAATTCTCTATGTCAGTAAAGAAAAAGTCGATTATCTTTTTGATAACCGACCTTTCAAGTTATATAACTTGGGAGGGGTGGGATTCGAACCCACGACCTTATAGGTTCGTATCGTTCGTTCCTACCGTTTGGCTATCAATAGATAGTGCCTTTAAAGATGGCGGTATTATAATGATTTTTTTAAAAAATCAAGTCTTTTTTTTAAAAAAGTTTTTTTGTTTTTTGTTTTATCAGTTCTAAACTAATTAAAAATCTGATTTACTTTTTTTTGTAGATTCGATTTTAGCACATGGCAATATCACTCTGTTGTTTGTATATCTTTATGTCCTAGTAGTTCTTGTATCTCTCTTATATTCATTCAGCTTTCTATTAATCTTGTTGCGTATGAATGTCTAAGTGTATGAACTGTTATCCTTTTTCAAATGTTTAATAAGTCTGAATACTTTTTTATTCTCTCACATACTGTGTTCTTCTTTATGGGTTTTCAGAAGTCGTATCAGCTATTATGAGAAATAAAAACATAATCAGATTTTTTTTCTTTTTTTCATGTTCGTGGTATAGGTTTTTCTCTTTCTTCTAGGTAGTTCTCTAAAAGTTTTTCAGTAGATTCTGTAAAGAATACTCGCCTAGCTTTGTTTCACTTTCAGATTATTCTTTTTTCTTTTTCTTGTATATCTTTCACTTTCAAGTTTAACATCTCACTTAATCTTAATCAGCTAGTATAACCTATATTCACAAGTAATTGACTCCTTAACGCATTGATTTTATATTTTTCATAATCAGATATAAAGTTCATAAACAGCTCAAATTCTTTTTTAGATATACATTCAATGTAATCAGATTTTATTTTTTTTGTTTCTATTTTTCTATAATCTATTCCTATATCGTAATAGTAATTAAGATATTTCAGAAAAGATTTTATAGCAGTAATTTTTCCTTGAATAGTTTGTGGTGAAAGTGTAGGTCTAACCGTATAGTAAATTGAATTACGTGGCGTTTTAATCTTTGATAGATATGTTTTTCGTTCTTCAATTTCTATCATTGTTAAATCTCAGCTTTCAATTGTTCTTCCTTTGTTTTTTAATCTTCGATAATTAATAAACAGTTTTAAATCTGTTTCATAATTTTGAATAGTGTTAATACTGAATTGTTTATTCAGCATTCGTTCTTTTCGTTTGAAAAGTAGTTCATTTGTAATTTCCATTTCGGCATTTGGTTAAAAAGTAAAAACTAATTATAATCAAATACCAATGAAAAATAAAAAAATACCTAGCATGAATAACTAGGTATTGCCTAGCTTTATTCTTTTTTTATAGTGTTGTAAGTTTTTTTCATCTATTCAATTTTGAAAACATGGATTTTACTTCATCTAATCTAATCCATAATACCATATATGGTCTTTTTTGGTTTCATGCTTTGAATGCTGTGAGGCTTTTTGAGTTATCCACTCTTACAGGGAAGTACCTTCAGCAAGTTTTAATAGTTCTAGTGTCTATTCAATCCATTATTGATAGCTGTGCTAAAGTGTAGCATTTAATCAGTTCTCAAGCTGTATTGTCCCTGTGGTCTCTTATCTCTCGCATATCAGTTCTATTGGTTTTTTTTATCACTGGCATTTGTTTGTATAAGTGTATATAAAAACATATTGATTTTTATTAAAATAAAAGTATAAGTCAAATGGCTTTTGGTGTGGTAGCCAAGGGCTGTCTAGAAATAGACGTTGGTAGATGATAAAACGCCTAGACGTTTTATTTTCTTTGAATAAGTCGGCTCTAGTAGTCGGCTTTTTCTAATTGTTCATCTCTTCGTGCTTCGTATTGTTCATCGCAATCATCTATCTTTCAAGTCTCTCTTAAATATTCTCATCGTTCTAAGCAATCAAAATCATAATTAAATGGTCGTTGTTCTTTGTTAAATAAGTCTATATCTATCATGGTTATTTTTGGTTAATATGTAAATAGTGTTTTTTTAAATCAGATTTTTTTAATCGTTCCATCTGCTCTTGTGCTTCTTCAATCAGCTTTTCTTTATTGTTTCAATAAATAGTTCCCATAGGTTGTCATCGTCTTGTATGTAGGTTTATGTAGTATTTCATTTTATAATTAGTTAAGAGTTAAAAATTAGCTGTTGAAATTGTATCTAGTCATTGATATTTTCATGGTCAAGTATAAGTGTATAATTTGTCTTTATTTTGTCCCATATATTCCCTTGTTAAATATCTTATAGCGTCTCGTTTACTATAGCAAGGCGTATCACTAAAATTGAAATAGAAATACACAGGGATTTTGTAGTTATAAACATATAAAACAATTTCTCGTGGATTTTTAAAAATACTTTCTTCGTAGTCAAAATATTTTCAAAATTCCTCAGCAAAAACTGGGTATTTTTCACAAAATTCTTTTGTGAAGTTATAGCTTTTTCTCAAATCTCAAAATTTGAAGTGTATATAGTTTTCATCTGTTCAATAAAAATTTATTGAATTTATATAGTTTTTAGTTGTTTTCATGGTTATTAGTTGTTAAGAATAAAATCAAATTTAAGTTTTAATTGTTTTAGTGTATATCGGCAAGAGTTCCCTCTTAGTTCCTTTAGTTTTTCTCTTTTTTCGTCACTCATTGCAAGGTTTTTGATTATATAATCTAACCCCTCCAAAAAGTCTAATCTTTCGGCTCTTATCTCAAGCCGTTTATCGTTTAGTGTTTTCATGGTTACAATTAGTAATAAATTAAAATATTGTTTATGTGTTCTAGTATGTCTTTTTTTGTTTTTCTTCTTCCCATCGTTTCAATGTCGTCCCTTAATTCTGCAATATTTTCTCTTAGTCTTTTGGCTCTCCATTGTTCAAGCCTTAAATCTTCAAGCTCTTTTTCAGCTTTTATTTTATAGTTTTGCATCTCTGCAAGTTGCTTTTCTATAGTCATTTTAGTAATAATTAAGAATTAAAAGCTCTCAACTTGTATAAATCCATTGTTTACAAGTAATTTTTCATAGTCTAAAATGTCAGATTTTTTATTTACTTCTATGTCATCTCTTCCAGTATATCAATAAAATGGGTTTATATAGGTTCTAAATGTTTTTTTAGCATAATCTATAATCAAGTTATAGTTCCTTTGGTATCCTCTTTTTTGTCGATTTTTATCGACTCGGTATAAATGAATTGTTTTCATGGTTATTGTCGGTAAGTGATAAAAGTCAGATTTTTATTTTTCTGTTTTTATTTCTCGATTATTGTTTAATAACTCTTCAAGATATAATCAGCTTTGAATAAGTAAATCCTCCATCGGTCTTCATTTTATAAAATAAGTACACTGTTGTATAACTCTATACAAGTCTTCAAAAGACTGTAAGAAGCTGTTTTTTCGATAGTTATAATCTGTATTTTTGCATTCATAATTTTGGTTTAAATCTTTTTCAAGTGTTTCTTCTACTCTTGTAATGTCTCGTCAATAGTTCGCATTCTCTAAAATGCTATAAAAATAGTTATTGTCTAGTGTTTTCATGGTTTTAATTATTTAATAGATAAATGCTTTTTTATAAATTGTAAATCAGATTTTTTTAGTCTGATTATTTTTCATTTTTCTAGTAGTTCATCGTCATTTTCAGCTATTTCTTCGTTTTCATCCAAAAAATAACAATCTCAAGCCATTCACCAGTCAAGAGTCAGATTTTCAGGATGTTTTACTTTACATATCGAATATTCAGTAATTTCTCTATAATCATGGTTTTTTAAATCATAAAATAGTCTATCAATACATTCTCCAAGCGTTCAGCAATATAAACAATATCAATCGTCGCTTGTTCATAAAATATAAGTAGTTTTCATGGTTTTTAATTGGTAAATGATAAAATTAAGCGTTGACAAGTAGACTATACAAAAGTTGTATTTCTCCTCTGTTTTTTAGTATTTTTGCCATAATCAAATGCTCTGGGCTTCTATCGTTTCTTTCTTTTATCCAGTGCATCAGTACGTTATAAATATCTATTGAATTTTGTTGTTTTCGGTAATCCTCGCCCATTGCTTTAACTGTCTTTCAGTCTTTCTCAAAATTTCAAGTTTTTGAGTTATAAGTTCGGAAGCTCTGTACATCTCCCAAACTTCAATATTTGTAAGTTGTTTTCATTTTAATGTTAAAAAAAAGAATAAAAAGGGGCTAAATCCTGCCCCTAGTCTTTGTTTACTCGTTCTGGTTCTATAAGTGGGTTAATATTCAGGCTTGTAAATTTTGTTCAAAAGGTTGTGTTTATCATTTCAAGTGCTGTTTCTCTTGTTGCTGGTTTTCATTTCAAAAAATCTGCTGCTTCGTGGTATCTTTCCCAGTAGTAATCTTGAGAAAAATATTTTTCTCGTGCTTTCTGGTCTTCTTCTGGTCGGTTTCGTCTGTGTGGCTCTGCTTTGTTTTTCTCTTTTAATTCAACTAGTTTTTGGTTGTATTCCTCTTCCATCGTTCTATTGATTAAATAGTCAAGGTGTAATTCTTCTTGTTTCATTCATTTTGCTTGCCATGTTGTAAACTCGACAAACCATTTTTTTCAATCAGGAGTTAAAAACTCAGCTCTTGCCCTGTGATTGTTAAAATCTCCCTCTTTTTCGCATCACATAGGACAAAGCCAAAACTCGCCGTTTGTGTAGCTTTCAGCATTTTCTTTTTTTAAATCTTCCCACTTTTTCAACGCTTCGGCTTTTTCTTCGGCTGTTATCTCTTCCCTTTTGAGTCAATTTAAAGAAATAAAAACGCCTTCCTTCTGGCATCCGTGAGCATAGGCTCTAGAACGGATTTCTTTTAATTCTTCCTTGTTGTAGTTTTTCATTTTGGTAGTTGGTAAATGATAAAAAACGCCTTTGTTTAAGGCTTAAATGGTCGCAATATCTAGGCAATGGGTAGTATTTTGTAGAACCTTGAAAAAATTATAAATTATTTAACTTGTTTTCTAATTCTTCAAATTTGGCTTTTGCCTCTTCAAAATTGCGTTTTTTAATCAGATTTCTAATATTTATCAATTTGTTGGTAATTTCTGAAATAATTATTGACTCATCTTTTAAGCTCTTAGGCTCTAAATAGTCAATAATTAAATCCTTGACATAAGAATAATTGACTCTTGGCGAGTCATTGCAATAATCGATTATTGCGTTTTTTGTTTTCAATGCTAGCATTTTGTTGGTAGTTGGTAGATAAAAACGCCTAAACATTGCAACCGTTTAAACCTTAAACAAAACCTCGCACCCTCTCCCGTTGATTATCTAGTCAAGAGGTAATCTTTCTTACTGTTAGCCCTGCGTTGAACTAACCTAAACTATAAAAGACCTTCAGATTTTTACTTGTTTATTTTATAGTGGATAGCTTGCATGCTGTTGACTATAAACAAGGTCAAACATGCAACCAATAAACAAGTAAATATTAAACACTGCACCACGTACGATTGAATGAATTTAAACTTATAGTTGGTTGTTATCCTCTTTATATAGAGTTGTACCTCATTCATTTGTACGTCCCTATTATAGTCGTATTTATTAAAAAATCAAGTCAATTTTGTATTTATAAGTCCATTTACAAACAAATACAAGGTAAGAACTGAGTAAAAATCATATAACTTTTAGTTATCAGCTAGCAAAAAATAATATAAAATCATTGACAAAATCAAAAAATCAAATATTGAAAAATGCTAAAATCACCATATAAAAATACAAAAAGCAAAAAATCCCCACAAAATCCCCACTAAAAAGCAATAAAAAACACGATAAACAACCAAAAAAACAATATACAATTAAATCAGCATTCAATTAATCAGATTTTTTTTATAACTTTATACTATAGCATCACACTATAAAAAACAAATACACAATATAATATATTTACTACATTTTTTAAATTAAATCAAAATTTAAGTATTTTTAAGTGGTTTGAGTGTATATTTAAACAAAAAAGAGTAAAAATAGTACAATTCTCTATCTAGCGTTTAGAACGTCTCTAATTTTCAAAAAAGCAACGAAACAACCTAGCGTTTCTAAACACTCTAGAATCAGTTTTCAATTTTCAGTTTTCAATCCATGCAATAGAACGCAACAGAACGAACCACGCAAGCGTAAACATGCAACAGCAAGCCAAGAAGAGAACCCCCACCCCCCAAATCGCACGGAAGAGAAAAATTTTACTACTTCTAACTCGCTATTTTTTTCCAAAATCAAGTTGCAAAAAAGACAACTCACCAAAAACATCAGAAACAATAGACTTGAATTCAAGTTTCTCCATATTTAGAGAGATAGTCATCATGTTTGGGTATATTTTAATATTTTTTTGGGGGAAATATTGGTTGCAAAAAAGACAACTTTGTGCTTGTAAATTATATTTTTTTTGGTATAATAAGTTGTTGTTTTTACAACTTTTAGCTTATTAACTAGGGACGAATGACATGGTTTTTACAGAAGAGAGAGATATTGGAGTATTGTGGCAAGGATTGAAAGGCTGTGAGGTGGCTAGACAATCAGATAAGGGATGGGTTAATTATACATGATGCAGATAGGGGGTATATAAAAGTGTGAGAGTATTGGCAGGAGGCTTATGATGAAGCTAAGAGAAGGTTTAATGAGAGACTAGAGAAAATAGAAAAAGAGAAATCTGAATTAGAAAAGAGATTAAATGGGTTGGATATAGATAAGATAGAGGAATATAAGGCGAATTCAGAATATTATCAGAAGTTATGGAGAGAGGAAAGGGAGGAGAAGGATAAGAGGATAAGGAAAGCATTTACTTGGATAAAGCAGAATGTGAAGTGAGCAAACTGGGATGAGTTTCATGAGTGGGTTATGAGTGATGAAGAATTATAAACTAACTTATAATTTTCTCTTGAAATTGAAAAAAATAACTATAAGTCTGAATTGTCAGTAAAGAAACTCTGTAGATAGAGTCACAAATTCTCTGTGATTTTATTACAGAGTTTTTTCTTATGAAGGACAAATACAGTATTACTAAGAAATGGGAATACAAGATAGAAGAGATGAAAAAGAAGACTGAACTTAAATACTCTATTTTACTATCTAAGAAAAAAGAGAAGGTTGAAGCTAATTGGGAATATGAGATTAGTAAATTAGAAAGGAAAAAGAATTCTGAAATAAAAAAGAAGGAGGAACAGTATAACAGGAAGATGTTAAATGAGATTAGGGTATTAGAATGAAAACCTAAGAGGGAATATAAATCAGATGCACCTAAGATTAAGCCATTACAGTTTGCTATGGATATAGCACAGGAGAATGCGAAGTTAAGGGATACAGATGCTGATGGGAACTGACCTTGTATATCACATGCTACACATAAAACATTCTCATGGTGAGAGTTAGCATGAGGGCATAGGTTCTCTAGGAGATTCCAGACATTATGTTTAGAGCCAGAGAATATCAATGCACAGTGTCACGAATGTAATTGGACTACATGACCTAAATGAGATACAGTAGCAAAAGAGAGAGTCAATCATCAGTATGATGTGAACTTAGATAAAAAATTCTGAGAGTGAACAGCAGAGAGGTTAAGTAAGTTAGTAGTAGATTATTTTCATGGTAAGTGAAAGAAATACGACTTAAAGATGGAGATACCAAAGCTCATAGATGAGAATGAGAGACTATGGGCTACTAAGAATTTTTATGCACCAAAGAAGAAGTGGAGGGTTATACGGAATAAATGCAAGAACCGTTTATAGTTCTTTATTTTTCTAATAATAAAAAATGCAAAAGTTCGTCTATCCTAGAGATTACCTAAGTATTAGAGGTAACACTAAACAATGTTGGAAAGTTCATAAGAAGCTCATGAAGAGAAGAGGACTTCCATATGTTGATTACAACTCATTCTATTCAAGGCTAAACAGAAGCCATTGGGATTTATACAGAGCCATCCATACACCATTAGACAAGAGTAAGTTGGAACGGCATGAGTTAATAAAGGTATGGTGCAGAACACAGCGATTCAGATTTATATATTTATTTAAGAGAGATGATAGAGGGTGAAGAAGTAAGAGATACTAACACGCTTGCTAAAGTCAAAACAGTAGATGAGTTATTACCTAAACCAGTAGATAAGCCAAGCACAAAAATCTGAGAGAGGGAATATAAGATTATAGAGGAGTGCTTACAGTTAGACTGAACAATAGAGCAAGGATGTATGTTAGCAGGAATAAGTGTTCCATCCTATTATAAGCATAGGGAGAAGAATCCAGACTTCGCTAGGAGGATGGACATAGCTAAACAGTTTCCGAAGATGGTAGCAAGAGCAGCTATACAGAAGAGGATAAGACAATGAGATGCTAAGACAGCATTAGAGTATTTGAAGTTAAGAGATAAGTTCTACAAACCAGAAGTAGTAGAAGAATGAGAAGAAACAACAGCACCAGTAGTGCAATTTATATCAGTGGCTAGTAATGAATGAAATACAACAAACCCTGACATTCAGAATGATACAAAGCCAAGCTCTGTCTGACAATGATACTCGAATTCTTGAGAAGTAGAGAAGCAGACTCCACGAGAGAATGAGGAACAAGTATTAAGGAATTTGGACTCCTTGAGTTTCAGCAACGAGTAGGGAGTAAGATAACGCCAGATGACTTAGTAGACCAGATAGCGTATAGCGAGAATCCTAAGTCTATGAGACAGAGGAAATGGAGACAATGACTTAAAGAGAAGAAGGATTATGAGGACTTATTAAAACAGATGAGAGAGAATGCCAAAAAAAATTAAAAAAATTTTAGAAATGTAGACGTACATAATATAATGCCAAATGTAGAGATAAAACTGACAGAGAATCAACAGAAAGCATTTGATGTGTTGTTAGACGACTATCACACTGCTGTTGGTTATGGATGATGAGCCTGATGAGGTAAGACTTATCTATGAATCATCTGGTTATGGAGAATGTGCAACCAATATCCATGAGTCAGATATGCTCTAGTACGTGATACTATTAAGAATATCAAGCAGACTTCTGTTATTTCCTTAGAGAAATTCTACAGGGACTACAACATACCAGAAGACATGAGAGGTAAACTTAATAACGTATCAAATGTAATAACCTTTCCCAATGGTAGTCAGATACTATTAAGGGAGTGATGCTATTTACCACAAGACCCATTGTATAACAGGTTCTGAAGTCTGGAACTTACATGAGCTTTCGTAGAAGAGAGTGCTGAATGTCCTTTAGAGTGAATTGAGATACTCCAAACCAGAGTATGAAGATTCAAGAATGAGGAGTATGGAATATTAGGTAAAGTGTTAGAGACATTTAACCCTAATCCATGACATGTTTATGAGAGATACTACAAAGGGAAGCATAAGGACTGAAAACAAGCTGTCTTTATTCCATCTCTAGTGTACTCCAACAACTTCATAGACAAGTGATATATCCAGAACTTAGAGAGAGCTAGTGAGAGGACAAAGCAGAGATTGTTGTACGGTAAATGGGACTTTGATGATAACAACTGGTTATTATTCAAGCAATGAGACCTAGATAGTCTAAGGACTAACGAATCTCATGGTGATAATTACTTCCTAATCTGCGATGTAGCAAGGTTTGGTAAGGATACTACAAGGATTAGCTTACGAAGAGGTAATACTTGGGTTAGAGTATGGACTTATGCTAAGAGTAGTGTGGAAGATGTAAAGACATCTATAAGGCTGATTCAGAATCAATACGAGATAGAAGCCAAGAACATAATTATAGATGCCGATTGAGTAGGATGATGAGTAGTAGACTGAATCCCTTATTCAACTGGATTTGTGAACAATTCTAAACCAGTAGAGACAGGGACAAAACAGAACTATGCTAATCTAAAAAGCCAATGTGCGTTCCTACTACAAGAAAAGGTGCAGAAGTGAGAAATTGCTATCAAATGGGAACATTTGGATGCTGATAAGGATTGGGAAATACTGACACAGGAGATGATGAACTGCTATATAGATGAGAAGAGTATAGATGGTAAGACTAGGATAGAGACAAAGGACAAGATGAAAGCAAGAATCTGAAGGAGTCCAGACTTATTAGATACCATGATAATGAGAATGTATCCCTATTTAAGATACTTTGATGATGAGATAAGTAGTTATTTAACTTCAATAGCTAGGTAATGATTAAATTAACAGATGAGCTAAGGCAGAAGATAATGTGAGAGTATAGGCACGGTTATGAGGCTAACCGTTCTAAGAACTCTCTTTTTATGACTCAGAAAGATATATACTCAACTAAAAGGAACGATGAGTTATTAAGAAGTCAGATTTTCTGGAGTGTTTCTAGGACTATGCAAGCTACTTGTATAATCAACGAACCAGATGTATCATGGGAAGACGAGAACGTGCTATATCAAATGGAAGCTAGAAACTTCACAGATATGTATAAAACAGATTATCAAAATCAGAATTGGTGATTTGATAGATATATGTGACTAGAGGATGTATGTAAATACTGAAAAGCTGTCTTTCTTTTTACTTGATATGACTCTAAAAAGAATGTGCCTACAGTTCAAAGGATAGACCCTAGATTTGTTTATCCTTACAATGACGGTTCACTCTTAGTTAAAGACTACCCATTCTTCTGATTTGATAGAGTTATTACATATAAACAATTAGAAGAACTACCAGTAAGTGCTAATAAAGATTTCAAGGAAATGATAATCCATCACTATGATGTTTATCTAAACGGATTAGAGACAGAGGATGCATTCCTAAGAAATATCTGTACTTGCTACAATTCAACAACAGGACATTACACAATCCACTATCACTACACATATATCTACGATGAAGAAACTAAAGAGAATAAGTTATACTTAGTACTTATGCTCTGCGACCAAATCCTAGATATATATGATGTACCAGAGACAGATAATAAGATACCTATCGCTGTTTATGGATTTGCATACGACAGCCAAGACTGGTGGGGAACATCATTAGTAAATATTATAGAAGACTGACATAGAACAGAGCAACTCTTACTTAATCTATATAAGATTAAGGTTACTAGAGAGGCTATGTGAGGAAATATCTTCATAGATGAACAGGTATTCATGAATAATATTAATACTTTGAAGAATCAGAGTATTAAGAACAGATGGTTTCCTGTTAAAATGAGAGACCTTACAAAACCTATCAGTTCAATGGTTTATGAATTACCACAGAGTCAAATAAGTTCAGACTTATATAACTCTCTTGGTATGATTAAGAACAAAGCATTAGCAGAATCATTTACTAATGCTACAGCACAGTGATTAGGATTAAGTTCTAACTCAGACCCTAACACAGCAACAGCCAGTAAGATACAGAAAATCAATGCTAATATGATTACATCATTACAGAATCAGATTTTATCTTACTGAACTAAGGACTTTGCAGAACTATATAGAGACTTCATGTTATACCATTGGAGGAATAGTTCTAAGAAGGTAATCCGTAGAGTAAATAACTGATTAAGCTGAACATATAAGAAAGTAAGTAAGAAGGATATACGTGGAGATTTCTCAATCATGATAGTAGACCCTATTATCAAGGACATCATCTATCAAGAGAAGAAAGCAGCATATATGGGACAATACAATATGCTAGTATCAGACCCTAAAACTCCACCATTCTTATTAAATAATATCCGTAGAGCTATCGCATACTACGATGGACTAGATGAAAGTGAGATAGATTCAGTAACTGAGATGTCTCCAGAAGATTACCAATGCAAGATGGACGTATTGTTGCTAAATCAGAACATAAGTATCTACATCCCACAGAATGCCAATGTCCAAATGAGATTATGGTACTATAACAGAGCTGAAGATACAGATGCTAAGTTTAGAGCTATACAAGCATTACAGTATATGGTACAGCAATGACTAGGAACAACAGAGATGAACATGGCTAGTCAGCCAAAAGTGACAGACTTTAAGTCTGCTTGAGAGAATAACGACCCATTAACTAACATAAACTATGACACAGTAAACAACTTAGACAGTGGTACATGAATGAGTGAGGGAAGCAGAGTCAACCGAAGTCAGAATAAATCACTGAATGTAAGTTGAATGCAGTCAATAGATGCAAGTAATGGTATCGGTTAGATTTATCTATTAATATTAAGCAATGACATTTAAGAAATGACAAAAGCCACCAAAGAAATGAGAAAAGCTACAAGAGGTGGAAGTAAAAGCACCAGTAATTGAAGAAGAAACACCAGTTAGCACCGTTATTGAAAATGAAATAAGCAAGGTAGAAGAACCAAAGGTGAAAAAGAGTTCAGATAACATAATCTGAAACGTCTGAAACACAGTTGTGGCTAAGCCAAAAGGTAGGATTGCATTTGAGGCACAAGTTGCACCAGTACCTTTATTCAAACTACCTGCAGATATTAGACAATATCTAATAAATAACGGATTTAGTTCAGATGTATACAAGAAAGACAAGGAACGGTTAGAGAAACACAATGCAGATATGGAGATGATAAACAGACTTAAAGACTTTTTAACTCATTTATAATCATGTGGCAGATACTTAGGGACATAAATGACTTGATAAAAGAAGAGCCATATAGG